ATCGAAAATCAAAGGCAGACAGCAAAGACTGCTGAATCGATATTTGTCTTACCCATGTCAAATATCGTTCAAGAAACAGAGCTCAGCTTAGAAGAAAAGATCAGAGACTTCTCAGACCTCCTGACAGAGATCGACGGAGTGTCTGACAAGAAGAAGAAACTGTGGACAGAGATCTACCAGAACGCTGTCACAGACAGGCAGAACAGCTACGTCTTGTTCTCGGCGCTTGTCGACATAGTCAAGGACAAGAGCTCAGAACACGCTGTGCATGGAAAGTCGCTAGCTACGTACATCGAGAGGATGAGTAAAGCTAATGACCAGCTGATCAGGCTCGCTGAGCTGGTCGCCAAGTCTGAGTCGAAGACCGACGACATCGATGCAGAAGAGATGTTCAAGAGAATCGGCACAGGTAACTAATGCCCACAAGAAGTAAGTTCGAGAATGCAGACTTACTTCAGAAGTATGCTGAAGGTCGTCTGGTCAATCCGTCTGGTGTGCAGACGTACTCTAGTCCTCCCGCATTCGTTCGGATGATTGTCATCGAGGTCGTGTCAGATCCAAACAACGATCTCGTCGACGACAAGAAGCAGACGTACTGGGACACAGTCCTGCAAGTCTCGAACATGAAGTACGCTTCTGTACTGCCGAGAAACACAGTCATAGCAAAGAGAGTCGGGCAAGACACCAATCCCATGTTCTTGTTTCCGTTCTTTCCGTCCCACTTGTCTCTGCCCTGTAAAGCCGGCGAGTGCGTCTGGGTGATGTTCGAGAACCCAGAAGCTACAGTGTCTGACATAGCATACTGGTTCTGCAAAGTGACAGAACCACACACAGTCGACGACGTCAACCACACACATTCCCCACGCCTCCACGAGACATCGATGTTTCCAGGGTCTCAGGACAGGTTCGGAACACCTGCAGCTGACGGATCAGACGTCTGGCACGAGCTCCGCAACGGACCGGTCAGGAAGATAGACGACGACAGAGTGACGTCTCTGGTGGGTTCCTACTTGCCGGGAGACAAAGAAGAGATCTTTGAGTCTCTGATATCTGACACAGATGCATCCAAGCTGACGCAGTACGAACAAGTTCCCAGGTTCAGAAAACGACCCGGAGATGTTGCTTTTGAGGGAACGAACAACACTCTCATCGTCCTTGGAACAGACAGGTCGGGTCCGATAGCGAAGTACGACGCTGTCACTGACGACGACTTCCGTTCGTCCAACCCTTCTTCTCCGACGTCAGACTTGACAGGGTCAGCAGGGTCCATCGACGTCGTGGTCGGAAGGGGACAGACAGACACTACATCAGGAAAAGAAGCCTCGACGACTAGCATCGTCGATGCCAGAGAGAAGACCAAAGGGTCTGTCCTGAAGAAAGAGCTCGACAAGACGCTGGGAAGTATGACATCCACCGAGGGTGACCCTGACTTCAGAAATGACAGGAGCAGGATCCTGATCTCACAGCGGACCAACGTCGACTCCAACTTTGGTCTGACAGACGATCCAAGTCCTAAACGAGGTCAACCGTCTGACTCGCTGGACGGTGACGCTGCAGTAGTCATCAAGACAGACAAGATTCGACTCATTGCACGATCAGATGTAGAGATAGTTGTCATGGGATTCACCGAGTCAACCGTGCCTGGAAAGAAAGGTCTCAAAGACCAAGTCGACGATACTTCGAAGTGGGCATCGATAGTCATCAAAGCTGACGGAAACATCGTCTTCAGACCGGGAGACTCTGGCTACATCAAGCTGGGAGACGATTCAGCTGATAGAGCGCTTCTCTGCACTGACGCGCCGGCCACGAAAGCAGACGGAAAAGTCAGTGCTGCCACTCCTCCTCTGACTAACACGATGGGCGGAAAATTCGGCGGGACGCAAATTCCCACCCAGGGAACTTGGGCCAAGAAAGTCCTCGTGACGGGAGCAAAATAAAGTGTCTGCTGCAGATCCCGGGTGTATCCATTCAGCCGGCGCGCTTAAAAATGGAAAATTATCACTAGGAACATATGATAAAATAATCCAGGACATAATCGCCGCCGGGCGATTGGGATTTGCATCTGTTGGAAAATTTCCGTGCGCTGCAGGTATCAATCTACCTGCCGCCCCAGGTATTGTACCTGATGATTTGGCAGACAAAGAAAAGTACCCTGACTTTCACAAAAACGTCATGGGAAATTTTGAGAAAGTTGCACTTGGTCTAGACGTGAAGGGTAATTTTTCATTACCATTTCCGTTCTGGGACCCGTTTGCTTTAGCTCTCAAGCTAGATCTAGACCCTCCGACCTTTGATCTACCTGATCTGCCAAGTCTTACGCCACCTGATCTTGCACTATCATTAGGGCTCAGAATACCAGATGCACCAAAACTAGCAGCATTGTTGTCACTGCCAAAACCACCAGAAATAGACGTTCCCATTCTTGATCTTAACATCAATAAGCCTGAATTCGGCTTAGATGCAAAATTTAAATTCGATCTTTGGCCTATCGCATTGATAGATCTGATAGTGAGCTTAGCTGTACCCGGCTTACTCATAGATCTTCCAAAGTTACTGAAAGTACCGCCAGATCCGTGTTTCGTCATCGACAAAGTTGTCAAAGCTCAAATATTTGGCCCAACAGATCCCGGAGATTTGGCAAAAGTCATTGCAATTCAAGTTCTAGCAGACTTCACGGGTCAGTGTGCTACAGTAGCTGTTGCTAGCATGGTCGTTGGCGATGGAGGTCCATCGGGCGTGACAGGCAATCTTGGAACTCAGTATGGTTGGAAATCTGCAGAACCAGTCACAGGAAATGAGCTAGATAAGAGAGCAAAAAATACTCTAATCACAGCTTTCAAAGAACTGTTCAATAGAGATCCGAATGTGAAAGAAGTTCAATTTGCTCAGACGATTGCTAAAATCGAAAACAACTATGGTCAAGCCTGGCCCGGTACGTCAAAGAAAGAAGTTCCAGCAGAAGCATATCGGTCAAATAACTGGGGCAATATTCATGGGTCCGGACCTGCTGGTTCATTTACGTATATCGATTATGATGCTGACAACAAACCGTATTCGACGACATATGCCATGTTTGGTACACCAGTAGAAGGTGCTAAGAGAATACTCAAAGAATTATATGTGGCGCGACCATATATCCTTGATGCGGTCAATCAGAGCCAAACGCTCTATAAACCAACATACCTCATGAGTTCAAAGGCTGTGTTCGGAAAAAACTACAAAGATAAATCACCCAAAGCTGCTGATGACGCACTCATACCACCAGACAAGGGCGGACTCACGTACTACGAAGCTCCGCCGGATTTCTACTTCAAGAATGTACAGATTGGTCTAAAGAACATTTTGAAAGTTCTCAAGGACAGTACAGAGTTCGACGTAACAACAAAAGTATTGACATAGTTATTGCCATGACGACTTACAGCTTTAAGAGTTCGGGAAAGACGCAGGAACAGACTGCTGTAGAGGTCTTGAACACGACACAGATCCCATTTGGGATTAAGACTCCGCTGCAGCTTGGCGACACTGAAGGAATTCTGTCCATGAACTTTAGTCTCGAAGATCAGTTTGCAGACAACTTGCACAATCTGCTGTTGACCAACTGGGGAGAGAGATTAGGTTTGTACCAGTTCGGTGCCAACTTGAAACCTCTGACGACAGAACTAGTGTCGCAAGATGACTTCGATGGAAAAGCTATCGCCAGGATAAAAGATGCTGTCGACAGGTGGATGCCATTCGTCGACCTCGAAGACTTCACGTCTGTGACAGACAGAACAACTAACAAGAACACAGCTATAATAAAGATCCGCATCACATACAACATCCCAGCCCTGGGTGTCAAGAAGAAGGGCTTAGAAATTAGCTTGTATGCAATCTGACAGCCGACGATAATTATCCGCGGACGATAGAGGCCATGGCGATCAACGACAACAAGACTGCATTGAAGAGCGTTCGCCAAAGGAATTTTTTGGCACGCGATTTCGACGGATTCCGTGCCGTCCTGCTCGACTACGCCCGTCAGCACTATCCCGACCGCATTCAGGACTTCTCAGAGTCTTCCATGGGCGGTCTCTTCCTAGACATGGCAGCCTACGTCGGCGACAACATGTCTTTCTACATGGACCACCTCTATGGTGAGCTGAACTCTGACACAGTCGTCGAGACGGGTAACATCGAGAAGACAATCAGAGCCGCCGGCGTGCCGATCACGGGGGCTGCTTCTGCAGTCGTCACAGAAGACTTCTTCGTAGAGATACCCGTCCTGAACGACGGGAGTCTGCGGCCCGATCCATCACTTCTGCCGACTCTTCTCGCTGACTCTGTAGTCAGAGCCGACAATGGAGTAGAGTTCACCCTTCTCGAGGATGTCCAGTTCTGGACGACAGACGCTGACGGAAAGCTGGTCGCGGATGTAGCAGCTGGCGACATGGTCAACGGCCGCCGCGTAGCTGGTGTCGTCGTGTCGAAGATCTTGAAGAAGAGCGGCACTTGCGGATCAGGAAACCAGAACACAGAGACTTTCACTATCGGTGACTTCGTCCAGTTCAGGCGCCTGACACTGACTCAACCAGACATCACTCAGATCATCAGCGTCACAGACAGCCTCGGCAACACGTACTACCCTGTCGAGAACTTGACCCACGACGTCGTCTACAAGAATGTTCTCAACACTTCAGAGAAAGACGCTATCGTCAAAGACTCTCTGAAAGTGATACCAGCTCCGTACAGGTTCGTCGTCGAGACATCTCTAGGCAACAGAAAGTCGACATTGATATTCGGTGGCGGCACTGCAGACAACCTCGAAGACGACATAGTGCCCGACCCTTCAGAGTTTGCCATCTCACTGCCGTTCGCTCAGACTTTCTCTAGGATCCCTGTCAACCCGCAACAGATGTTGCAGACAGCTACTCTGGGTGTAGCAGCTGCCAACACTACGCTGACTGTCACGTACAGGCACGGTGGCGGTCTGTTCCACAACGTCGGGCCGAATACGATCAGGACACTGACTGATCTACGCGTCTCTTTTCCGGACAACCCGTCAGCTGGCCAGCAAGCCCAGATCAAGAACAGCATAGAAGCTTCGAATGTCAAAGAGGCAGCAGGCGGAGAAGATCCTCCCACGACAGACCAACTCCTCGCCCTTCTTCCTGCTGTCAAGAACTCGCAAGAGAGAATCGTGACAAAGGAAGACCTCTTGGCCAGAGTCTACACCATGCCCAGCAACTTCGGAAGGGTCTTTAGGGCGGCCGTGTCGAAGAACCCTCACAATCCACTGGCTTCTCAGCTGTTCATCATCTCACGCAACACGAACAGTGAACTCGTGACCTCTTCTGACAAGCTGAAGATGAATCTCAAGAGGTACTTGAATGCTTATCGGATGATCTCTGATGCACTTGATGTCCGAGATGCTGCTATCATAAATCTCGCGCTGACTTTTCAGGTCGTCGCCGACCCTTCTTTGAACAAGAGTCTACTTCTACAGAGCATAATCAGCGACTTGCAGACACAGTTCAAGATCACCAACTTCCACATCAACCAGCCGATTGTCTTGTCAGACGTCGTCAGCACCATCTTCTCAAAGCCCGGAATAATAGCTGTGACAGACGTGACATTCACCAACCTCGTTGGAACAGTGAACAACAAGCAGTACTCGCCCGTGGCTTTTGACGTAGTCAAGAACACAAAGAACTCGATCATCTACACGCCCAGAGATGTCGGTGCTATATTCGAGATCAAGAACCCGGACATAAACATCGTGGGAAGAGCGGTGTCGAATGTATAAGACTCTATTCGCAGACAGAGATGCTTACATCACTGACAAAGTCATAAAGTCTGTCAGAAAGACGTCGTCTAATGTCGGCATAGCAGCCACTCTCGACCTCTTCAAGCTCTACGGTGCCACAACGTCTGGTTCGTCTCCAAATACAGAGCTGTCTCGTCTGTTGGTCCACTTCGACTTAGATCCTCTGCGTGAGCTAGTGTCGCAAGGTCGAATAGACTTGAACGACTCGAGCTTCTGGTGCAAGATGACGTTGAAAGACGTCTACGGGGGTCAACCGACGCCCAGAAACTTCACTGTCAACGTGTATCCTCTGTCTGCTTCGTTCGACGAGGGTCTCGGAAAAGACGTCGTCTACTACTCAGACAGAGATGCCTGCAACTGGCTGTCTTCGTCTTACGGGACTGCATGGACTGTGGCAGGCTGTTCGTCGAGCTCAGGCGACTACCTCACGAGCTCTGTCGGCATCCCAGACACGAAAGTCTCACAAGTCTTCTCGTCTGGAGAAGAGGACCTGCAAGTCGACATGACAGCGTTGGTGTCAGCTACATTGGTAGGACACTTGCCCGACAGTGGTTTCAGAATATCTTTCGATAATTCCCTCGAGGTCAACACACAGACTTATTTCGTAAAAAGATTCGGTAGCCGTCATGTCTACGACGAGTCAAAACGGCCCCGCCTGAATTTCGGCTTCGATGACTCTGTCACAGACGACTCGCAGAGTTTGACTTTCGATGCCGACTTGCAGCTGAATCTGTACAACTACGCCGCTTCTCAACCGAAGAACTTGGTGTCGTCCAGCGTCTTCATGACGGGAAGCAACTGCGTCAAGCTGAAGTTGTCGACAGAAGTCTCCGGAGGCATGTACGACTTGATCTTCTCTGGATCCCAACTATCACACGGATCAAACTTCGTCACCGGTGTCTATGCAGCTATTGTCAACATCCCTTCAACAGACACAGTCGTCGCGACCAAGATACTCCAGTCTGGGTCTGTGTTGTTCACTCCCATCTGGTCGTCGAACGACTTGACTGTGTCTTTCACCACGGGAAGCGTCATGACATTCAGCCCGCCAGACAGGAGCTCTTCTTCGAAC